GAAAAAACTATATCGTTAACCAGCGGAGCCGGCACCGTTCCAATGGGACAGAAGATTGTAGAAGGTATTCAAGGTGCAGGATTTACCAATGTAGTAGCAACTTGGGATAGTGCTCAAAGTAGAATTACAATTACCCATGCACTAGGTGGAGATATACAAGTAAATCAAACCACAAATCAGCCATTTACTGATGTATTTGGAGCGCCGAGCGCAGGTGAGGTTGCAAACCTATACAAGTGCTATGACGGTGATTTTGAATTCTTGGTAACTAATTGGAAGCCATTAGTTTACGAATCACAAAGCACAGCACCAACAACTGCTCCTGATGATGGACAAGTATGGTATAGTTCCGAACTAGATGTTGACATTATGTACAATAACGGAACAATCTGGCAAGGCTATTTAAATGCTTTCCCAGACAGTGATCCATTAGGTCCTATGGTTAGTGCAAGCATGCCAACTACACAACAAGACGGATTAACCGCTCTTGCATTTGGTGATATTTGGATTAATACAGATAACCCAGATCAGTATGGTAGAAGCATTTATGTTTACGATGGTAGTCAATATGTGCTACAAGATGTAACAGACAGCGATTCTCCAGATGGGTGGGTATTTAACGATGCTCGCTGGGCAGATGGCGGCAACGAAGAAGATGCAGAAACAATCGTAGCATTACTATCAAGTGACTATGTTGATCCTGATACCCCAAATCCGAGACTATATCCACGAGGTGTGCGTTTGTTTAACACACGCCGTAGCGGTAACAACATTAAGAAATATCATAAAGGATATATCAATACTACTGAACTTAACGAAAGATTTGGAGACGAATCAATGGCAGGTTACTTTGCCGATCGTTGGGTAACAGCAAGTCCAAATGCTGTAGATGGCGCTGGCCAGTTTGGTCGTCAAGCACAACGCAGTGTTGTTGTTAAGGCACTAAAAGCCGAAGTTACAGGTAACCAAGCAATCCGTGATACAGACACATTAGTTTTTAACTTAATCGCATGTCCTGGTTATTCCGAACTAATGCAAAACATGGTTGAGTTCAATGTAGACATTGGCCAAACTGCACACATTGTTGCTGATACACCATTTAGACTGCCTGCAACAGGCACCGCTCTAAGCGAGTACGGTAACAATACAGTATTAGCGGCCGACAACAATGACACAGCGGCAGTTACATATGATGTAAACTTATCAATGTTCTACCCAAGTGGTTATACAAACGACAACTTAGGAAATGCAATTGTTGTCCCCCCAAGTCACATGATGATTAGGACCATTCTTAACAATGACAATAAAGCATATCTATGGTTTGCACCAGCTGGCACACGCCGTGGAACTATTGACAATGCAAGTAGCGTTGGTTATGTTGACGCAGAAAGCGGAGAGTTTAAAACAGCTAGCCTACATCAAGGTTTACGAGATGTAATGGCAGGTGTTAAGATTAATCCAATCGCAACACTTCCTGGAGTTGGACTTGTAAACATGGGCCAATACACTCGGGCACAAAATGCCAGTGCATTAGACCGAATCAATGTTAGTCGTTTAATTGCATATCTACGCAGACAGCTATCAATTTTAGCTAAACCGTTCTTGTTTGAACCAAACGATTCACAAACCCGTATTGAAGTTAAAAGCTCTGTTGATGCATTGCTAACTGAGTTAGTGGGGCAACGAGCATTATACGACTTCTTGGTAGTGTGTGATAAAAGTAATAACACACCAGCAAGAATAGACCGCAGTGAATTATGGGTTGATATCGCTATTGAGCCAGTTAAGGCCGTGGAGTTTATCTATATTCCATTGCGTATTCTGAACACCGGTGCTATTGCCGCACTATCAAATTAAGAGGAGCATCAAATGCCAATCGCAAGTTTATCAAGATTTTCAGTTCCGTTATCTACGGACCAAAGCGCCGCTAACCAAGGCTTATTAATGCCTAAGTTACCATACCGCTTTAGAGTAGTATTAGTTAACTTTGGTGTCGGTGGGGCTCCTGCTACAGAACTAACCAAACAGGTTGCAACCGTGGATCGTCCAAAGCCAAGTTTTGACGAAATTAAATTAGATGTTTATAACAGTGTTGTAAAACTCGCAGGTAAGCCAAAGTTTGACGATATCAAACTAAAGTTACGCGACGATATGACCAACCTTGTAACTAATAAGGTTGCTGAACAAATGCAGAAACAGTTTGACTTTTTTGAACAAGCAAGTGCCGCATCTGGTTTAGATTACAAGTTTACAACATACATTGAAATTTTAGATGGTGGTAATGGAGCATACGAACCAATAGCATTAGAAACATTTGAATTGCAAGGATGTTGGATTAAAGCCCTATCATATGATGGCGGTGATTACAGTAAGAGTACAGAAGCAATGAATGTTGAATTAACTATTTGTTATGACAACGCACTACAGACTGTCGGTATTAACGGTGGATTAGTTGGTATTGGTATTCCAGTTGGTAGAACAGTTGGTACTACAGCAATCGGTAGTTAACCCAACACTAACAAAAGAAAGCTCGGTTATCCGGGCTTTTTTTATGACATAAATAATATTATGAGTGATCCTTTCTATAAATTCCTATCTAGTAATGGCGGGTATAAAAGCTATGCACACGCAACTGGGCTATACCTAACTGAGAGACTTGCACGGGCTCCTAAATTTGGGTTCATGTACTATGTGTCTTTTACCATTAACCCAAGCACAGTAAAAGACAAACAATGGACTGAAAGATATTATAAAGATATTGGCATGTTAGTTAAGAAAGTTGATCTTCCAAAATTTAAAATAACAACCGAAACATTAAATCAGTATAATAGAAAAACAAACATACAGACTAAGATAAGTTATGAACCTATTAATTTTGAGTTCCATGACGATAACAGTGAAATAACAAACGGCCTCTGGAAGAATTATTACAAATATTATTACGCAGATAGCGGATATACCAGTCGGGGCAACTTTGGTGGGGAGTTTGGCGATAACAAATATAGCATGGACGCCGCAGAATACGGTTTAAATAATCACGAAACTGTTCCATTCTTTGATAAAATTGATATATTTGTATTGCATCAAGGTAAGTTTACTCAAATAAGTATTGCCAATCCTTTAATTACTTCTTGGGATCACGATGTATTAAACCAAGGAGAGGCTGCAAAAACGATGCAGAATAAGATGTCTGTAGCGTATGATAATGTAGCATACTATCAAGGCGAAATTGTCAATGATGACACGGCAAATTCGTACAAGGCACGATATTACGATAATATTCCAGGTAGCATTGGACAAGGAAATCAGAATAATGCCCCAACTATTGGAACTGTATTTGGACCAAAGCCGACCCCCTCGCCCGAACCAATACCAAGTTATCCGTCACCGACTGGTCCGAGCCTTAGTCAGCTAGCCAAGATAGCCGCCAAAGCAACACCGTCATATCCTGCTCCTATGCAGAGTAGGAGTCCAGTACCCCGAAATAATCCGTACTATCCAGTACCGAGACCCATCGGATCGGGATCATTTGGACTTAGCAGTTATCGAAAACCTAGCTTACTTGGCGGCATAAGTGTATGGTTTGGTAAAGGCGGATTGCATGGTACCGGTGTTATTAATGCCGGTCCAGTTAGAATAGTGTTGAAGAAATAATATGTATACTAATTTACCAGCAGGGCGATCTTCAAATTTGGCGGCAAAGGCATATGACAATGTGTATACACCTCCGTTAGAATTAGAAACCAATACATTTAATTTGTTAAAAGGTTTTTTTGAAGGGCACGGGTTTGAAAAAGCCGCCGCGGAAACAATCTCAGTAACAGTTATAAGACAGGCAAAACAAGACGGATATAATCCGTTAGAAGTATTAGGAACTCTTAAGGGATTAGGTAACTTAGAATTAAATGAGGTAGTAATACAGATTTTAAATTATAATAGATTTAAAAGTAGTTACATTGGATCTAAATTAGATCCAACTTCATTCCTCCCGGTTAGTAGAAATGTGTTACCATGAGTCTAAAATTCGCCAAAGGCGTATATAAAATTAAAAATACAGAAAAGTATATGGGCACTAAAAGTCCTATATACCGCAGTGGATGGGAACATACATTTATGATGTTCTGCGATAACAACCCTGCCATAAATCAATGGGCAAGTGAGCCCGTAAAAATTCCATATAGAGATCCCTTAACTGGTAAACAAACTGTATATGTTCCCGATTTCTTAATTAAATATACAGACCGCAATCAAAAAGCCCATGTAGAGATAGTAGAGATAAAACCTGCTAATCAACAAATATTAGAAAAAGTTGGTAAAAATCCTTACAATCAAGCGCAGTATGTTAAGAACATGGCTAAATGGGATGCGGCAAACAAATGGTGTAGAATGCAGGGTATCAATTTTCGAATAATAAACGAACACGATATTTTTTCCAATACCGGTAAAAAGCGATAAGTATTAAACTATGACTAAAAAATTAGAAGAAGTGTTTAACATCCCCTCAGAGCCTGTAATAGAACCTACTACAGAAACACCGTCTCGACCAGCTGTAATTGACCTTCAAGAAAGACTTGAAGAATTTGATAAAATTGCGGCGGCATTACCCAAAGTAACAGGTCTAGGAGACATGGCCGATGGAGAACTAGATGCTCTAGCTGCCAAAGCTGAACAGGCATACGATGATCTAATGGATTTAGGAATGAATGTTGAAGCTAGATACGGTACCCGTATGTTTGAAGTGGCTGCACAGATGATGAATGCCGCAATTCAAGCTAAAACCAACAAAATTGACAAGAAATTAAAGATGGTTGATCTACAGTTAAAGAAACTAGCTATAGACAAGAAGAACGGATCTGACCCAGAATCTATTAGTGGGGAGGGATATATACTCACAGACCGTAATAGTATCCTAGAAAAACTTAAGAATATGAATAAATAATACACTATGAAAAACTTTAAAGAACATCTTCAAGAAGGCCAACAATTAAGAAAACACGAGTTTCGCGTTAAGGTTGCAGGCGATTTTACAGCGGAACAAGAGGCAAAGTTAAAGACCATGCTTGAGCGATATCAAGTTAGTGGATTTAAAAAGATTGGCGTTACTCCAATTCAATCTACTCCTTTAGATTTTCCTCAAATAAAAAATTGTGAAGTTAAGATTTACGAAGTTACTTTAGACTATCCTACTACACAACAAGAACTAACAGAATACTTAGCCAGTGGGTTAGAGGTTAGCAAACAACGACTGGTTGTGCGCCGCCCCAATGAACCCTCTGAAGAATATCAAAATCAAGAACCAAAAAGAGAGGGCGCTCTATTAAACGATCCCGACTATAAAGAAGCCGAGAACGCTAAGTTTGAAGACTTTTACGGCACTAAGTACAATAGTGGTTTCGTAAAAGAATTAAATGACTTATTAAAACTAGAACGCAAAGCCCGCGGCGAGCAAATTCCCTCAGCGGTAACTGCAAAATTTAATACTGATAATGATGAAAAGCAGACAAGCCTTTTAAAGTTTCAGGGACAAGACCTAAGGAAATAATATTATGCAAATGATCGATGTAATGAAGCGACTAGCAGAATTGGATTCTAAGAATCCAAATATAGTTAAAGAAAGTACAACTATTGAAGAATGTGGTATGATGCCAATGCCGGGAATGGGAATGGGAGGGCAACATACTCCTGCTTCCATCAATATGACTGCCGACAGCGGTTCTGAATTAACCGGTATGTTGCGAGACATTATGCAATTAGCTGGTATGCAAAAAGTCGGCGATGAACACTTAGGTGTTGAGCCAGAGCTAATGAAACTAACACCAGAACCAATTGCCGCTGTTGGCCCTGCAATTGCTGAACCACTGCCAAGTGCAGCCGATGATATGCGATCAGTTATTGACAAACTGCATCCAGATGATGAAGAAGGCGACGACTTGGGTGCTTTCCAAGGTGATAATGAGGTCGGAGACGACGAGGAAGAAACTGACGAAGGTCAATATGACAACAGTCCAGCTGATCCAAACAATGTTCCTGCTGCCGATGCAGACGAATACGCACACCACGAAAATCAACCCGGCGCAGGCCAAACTAGCAACGGCGAAAAGCGCCAAAGTAACTTACCCACTGCTACATTCGAATCTCTAATGAAAGAATATAAGTCTTTTATCGGTGAATCAGAAGAAGAAGAAATGGACGAAGCCGAAGACGCTGAAGAAGAACTTGAAGAAGGAACCTGTTCTACTTGTCACAAAGACCCATGTGCATGTGACGATGAAAAAGTAGACGAAAGCACAGCTGATATTATTAAGTTAGCTGGTTTAAAATAATACCTTAGGATGTAATCCAAATAGCCTCTTCGGAGGCTATTTTTTTCATTAAATACAATCATGGGATCAAAAAATATCGACAATAAGCTGGTAAAAACAGCTCATCAAACTCAACGATTTACCGAACAGCATATCGAAGAGTTGATGCAATGTCAGGCCCGAGAAACCGGACCTCATTACTTCCTTGACCACTTTTTTTACATACAGCATCCCACACGAGGAAAGTTACAGTATCAATCTTACGAGTACCAACGACGACTCGTAGACAGTTATCACGGACATAGATTTAATGTAAATTTACTTCCTCGTCAAACAGGTAAAACAACAACGGCCGCAGGATATTTGTTGTGGTACGCAATGTTTATTCCAGATT